CGCGGAGCACTTGAAGAAGGGGCGGCAATACTTCGTCGTCTGTGACGACGTGAACGTCGAAACCTACGAAGCCGTCGTCGAGCTTCGACGATATGGACGACGACATTCCCTTCTGAGGTGCCCCCGATGTTCAAAGCCCTTACACCATTTCGCGTCAAGCGGGCCGAGCCGATCCCCGCCGACGAGCTGGGCGCGCTGTTCCAGGCCTTGCCCTTCGTGCCGTGCGGCCCGACCCAGGCGAAGAGCGTCGGCTTCGTCCCGCCCCGCGGGCACGAGCACGGCGCCTTGATCGAGGTCGTCGGCGATGCGTGGATCGCGAAGGTCGTGATCGAGAAGCGCGTCGTCCCTGGCGCCGTCGTGAAGAGGCGCGTCGACGAAATGGCCGCCAAGATCGCCGACGAGACGGGCCGCAAGGTCGGCGCCAAGCGTCGCCGCGAGCTGAAGGAAGAGGCCCTTCTCGACCTGTTGCCGCAGGCCTTCACACGCCAGGCCTCGGCCTTCGTGTGGCTCTCGACCGGCCGCGGCCTCATGCTGATCGGCTCGACGAGTAACGGCGTGCTCGACGACGTGCTCTCGCTCGTCTCGAAGGCCGACTCGGCTCGCTTGATGATCGAGCCCGTGATCACCAAGAAGAGCCCGGCCGCCTTCATGGCTTCGCTTCTATTGGGCGGCGACGACGCCGACGAATCGAGCTTCTTCCCTGGCCGCGAGGCCGTGCTCGTGGCGCCGTCTCTGGATGGCGCGACGGTGCGCTTCTCGAAGCATTCGCTCGCCGGCGAGAGCGTGCGCGAGCACTTGGTCGGCGGGAAGATCGTCAAGAGCTTGGCCCTCGCGCACGACTCGGGCGAGCTGGGCTTCACGCTCGACGACTCGCTTCGCTTGAAGAAGATCGAGATCGAGAACTCGGCGCCCCTGGCCGGCGACAAAGAGGTCGACCCGTTCGACGCCGACGTCGCGATCTCGACCGGCTTGCTCGGCCCGGCTCTCGATTGCCTGATCGTCGACCTCGGCGGATTCGCCGATCTTGGAGAGGTGCCAAAGTGACGCAAGCCCCCGACGTTCTCTACGTTGCCGACCTGGCCCGAAAGCTGGGCCGCACCGAGGCCGCGATTCGCGCCGGCTTGAGCCGTGGCGTCGACTGGATCCCCCCGGCCTTCCCGATGGGCCGACGCCTTGCGTGGCGCCCGTCCGACGTCGACGCCTTCCTCGCGAAACGAGCGAAGGAGGCCGGGAAGTGAGGGCCGCGCGCCACCAAAAGGCGCAGGCCGCGCCGGTCGTGAACGTCACGGTCGAGCCGGCGCGACTGCCTGGCGCGATCGAGGTCCGATCGGCGCCGCGCGACTATCGGCGCGAGCTCTGGATCGGCGTCGCCATCGCGACGGTCGGGTCGGATAACTGCACGAAGCCGACCTCGGCCGAACTGTTCGCCGATGCAGCTCTCGCCGCCTACGACGCGCGCTTCCCTGGCGGATAGCCCCTATGATGGGGACCCCTTGAACGGGGGAACTCTCGGGGCGTTAACCCCTTAGCCCGGCCGGCTCACACTGGCCGGGCTTTCTTTTTCGCGTGTGCTCTTTATGCGTCGGGGAATGGTGCGGCCGGCGGCGTGAAGTTCGCCAGGTAGCGCGCGACGCCCTTCGTGATTCGGATCTCGTCGAGGAAGCCGTTCAGGTATTGATTCGTCGGCGTGCCGCTCACGGTATATAGCCAATTCCCGAAAATAAGCGGCTGACTCGACGCGCCCGGGGTATTCAGCCCCGAGATCGTGCCGGCGCTCGTGCCATTGATGAAGACTTGGCCGCTCGTGCCATTCCGCACCATTGCGACGTGATACCAAGTGCCGGCGACGAGGCTCGCGGGGGTGTCGATATATTGCTCGGTCGCCGACGTCGTCCCGAAGAAATAGCAGCGAAGCGAGTTGTTTATTTGCCGGATCGAGAACGAGAGCCCCGTCCAGGCCGTGCCCGTCGTTTCGTAGGCGCCACGGTGGATCAAGCCGGCTTGACGGCCTACGTCGTTGAACCGAACCCAGCATTCGACCGTGTAGGTCGTGCCCAGGTCGAACGCCGTCGAGCTCGCATAGCGAATGTCGTCGCCGGTGCCGTCGAAGGCGATCGAGGCCCCGCCGAATTGGCTTTGGGCGGTCGAGATCTGGGCGTTCCCGTTGATCAGGGTCGGCACGAGGCCGCCCGAGCTCGAATCGGTGAACGTGGTCGATCCGTTCGTCCCGTTGGCGTGCAAGAGCAGCGAAACCAAAGAGAAGGCAGGGTCGCCCGAGGGGTCGGGGAAGGGGGCCGTCGGCGCTGCAAAAGCGCCGGTATAGACCGCGCCGCGGGTGAAGCGGAACTCGTCGATTCGGCCACTGAAGAAGAAGTTCGACGCCTCCCCGGGGTAGATCGTCCCGATCGAGAGAGGGGTCGTGTTGCTCCGAACGGCCATGCCATCGGGGAGAAGGGTCGCGTCCTGGGCGGCGACGTTTCCGTCGACGAATATCGTCACTTTGCGGCCCTCGCGCACTAAGGCGACGTGGTGCCAAGTGTTGATCGCGACTGCGTTCGCCGCGGTCGTGAGGATGTAGTCGACGCCGCCGGCGCTCGTAATCGGGGCTTGAAGGTTCAGATTCGTTTGCACATAGAACAAGAACCCGCGAGACGCCGACAAGCCCTTGCCGGCGATGCCATAGCCGTTGCCAATGGGCGGCGGGGATGGGGTTCGGATCCAAGCCTCGACGGTGAAGTCTCCCGTCCCCGGATTGAAGTCGGCCGAGTCGGGGAAGGTCAGATAGTCGCCCGTCCCGTCGAAGAGGCCCGCGGCCGCGCCGAAGCGCGGGCTCGTCGTGGTGAGCTTCGCGTCGCCAAAGACCGTCGCCGGCCGGTTGTAGCCGCTCGAATCCGAGAACGTCGTCGAGGCGTCGGCGCCGTCGAAGTGCAAGAGCAGCGAGGCCGACGTCGTCAAGGGGTTGGCGAACGGCGCGGTCGGCGGCGTGAAGTTGGCGGTGTATGCCGCCTGGCCGATCAAGAGGCGGAGCTCGTCGATATGCCCATTGAGCGCGAAGGTGCCGTCGCTGTAGCCGCCGACGCAAAGCGGGCCGGTGTTGCTGCGGAGCGAGGTCGTCCCGATGCTGGCCGTCGCCGTCTGGGTGCCATCAATGAAGAGGCGAACCGTCGAGCCGCTTCGGCACAAGGCGACGTGATACCAAGTATTGACGACGACCGCAGGCCCGGCCGAGCCAAAGTCGAAGATCCCCGTCGCGCCGTCGTAGCTGCGGGCTTGGATCCGGCCCGAGCTCAAGTTGTACCAAAGCTGGAAGGGGTAGTCGCCGGTCGTGGTCGACTTCGTGACGATGATTTGCCCGGTCGAGAGCGACGCGAAGCGAACCCAGCATTCGAGGGTGAAGTCCTGGGCGAGCGGGTCGATCGTGCTCGAATGGTCGAAGCGAACGACCTCGCTCGTCCCGTCGAAGAAGCCAGAGGCGCCGCCAAATTTGCTTTGTGCCGTCGAGAGCTGCGCGTTCCCCGTCACGTTCGCAACCCGGTTGAAAGCGCTCGAATCGGTGAACGTCGTCGAGGCGTTCGCGCCGTCGAAGTGCAGTAGGAGGCGGGTCGTCGAGAGCGCGCCGGCGCCGCCAGTCGCCGAGCCGGTCAGGATCGCGGCGCTCGTGGTGAAGAGGCGCCCCGCAGCGATCGCCGTCGGGTTGCCGGCGATGCCGCTCACGGCCGAGAAGTTGACACCGTCGGTCGATCGCACGAGCGCGCGCTTCCCGCCAATGTTCGACGTGAGAACGACCTCGCTCCCGGTGATCACGGGATAGAGCGCCTGGGCGTAGTTGTCGAACGGCGTCGAGGCCTGCAGCGTCCAAGTTCCCGCAGGGTCGGCCGCGTGAAGGATCCGGGTCGCGCCGGTGTTCGAGTGCGTGACGATATGCAGGCGCCCGCCGAAGACGTAGCCCTCGCGCGAGAGCACGTCGAGCGAGCCCAGAGCCGCCGGCCGCGTCGTCGCCCAGGTGACGCCGTCGTCGGAGCTGTAGGCGATCGGATTCACGTCGCCGCCGACGGGGACGTTTGACTTCCATGCCACGAGCTTCGTCCCGACCTTTTCGAGCCCCTCGATCGTGATCGTCGGGCTCGTGGCGCCGTCGTTCAAGCCCAGAGGGCAACGACGCCAGAGCGTGCGGGGGACGGCCTCGTCGGTGTAGTAGATCGCCTGTCGACCCACGAGGAACCAGCGCGAGCCGAACTTCTTCAGGCGAGCGAACTCGTCGCCGCTGAAGAGGCCCGAGGGCACGAAGAGCCGCGAGTCGAAGCCCGAGTTCGCGCCCGGCGTCGCGTTCGGGTCGGCCGGGTCGGAGCTCATGGCGCCGACGAGCGTGAACGAGAGGCCGTCGGTCGAGCTGTAGAGGTTGAAGACCCCGGGCGCTTCGAGCTGGCTCGCCAGGCGGCCCACGACGTAGACCGTCGTCCCGTCGCTGTAAACGGCGCCGACGTCGATCGTCGCGCCGCCGACGGAGGGCTTCGAGGTGTTGACGGTCGGCGCCGTCGTGTTGTTGGTGGCGACGAGAACCTCGCGAATGCCGGCCGTCGTGTTGATCGCGTATGCGAGGCGGTTCCCGCCGACGGTGACGTCCCACGAGTTGACGCCGTTCCCGTAGGAGACGGGCGCCGAGCCTTCGTAGCCGAGCGACCAAGTCGCGCCGCCGTCGGCGCTCGTGTAGATCCGCCGCGTCGAGCCCGAGTCGGCGTCGGTCGCCACGAGCACGCCGCCAAACGACATAACGCCGCGGAGCGCGTTCCCCGAGCCAATGAAGCCGCCCGAGCTCGCGCCGGTGTTCATGCTCGCTTGGACCCCGAAGGTCGCGCCGCCGGCGACCGTGGGCGCCGTGTAGTCGAAGCTCCACTCGTGCCGCTGCGCGCTCGCCAGGCCGCCGCGCACGGCCCAGAGCCGAACCTTCAGGCGAGGCACGGAAGGCAGGCCCGATGGCGTGTAGCTCGTCCCGGCGATGTTCGTTTGCGTGACGAGGATCGCATCGGTCGTGCCGTTGCGGATCTCGGCCGTGTAGGTCGTCCCGAGCTCTGGGCCGATGTTGCCGGCGACGTCGTCGCCTTCGAGGTTTTGCTGCAGGCGGTCGCGGTGAGCCCACGAGAGCGCGGGCGTCGAGTCGACGAGCGTCGGGTAGGCCTGGCCGGCGATGCGGAAGCGGCCGGGCGCGTAGGGCCGCGCCGCCGCCTGGGCGAGCGTGATCGAGTCGGTCGGAGCCAGGGCCTCGGCGAGCTGGCCGCGGCCGGTGCGTGGCGTGAGCTTGACGTTCACGACTTCGCCGCTCACGCGCTCGGCTGGATCCAAGGCGAGGAAGCCGTCGAGGAAGAAGAGCGTCGCGCCGAGCGCGTGTTGCGTTGCCACGGTGCCGCAGACGCCGCGGGCGAACGTGACGACGCCCGTCTCGCGGTTCAAGCTGTCGACGCGCACGATCTCGGCGCCGATCTGGGCATACCCGACGCGCGTCACGAGGTCGAGGTCGACCATGTTCGAGAGCGTCGCGGTCGTCGCCATCGGGTCAAGGGCCGCGGTGATCGTGCCGCTCGGGCAGATTGGCGCGCGATCGACCTCGTCGAACGCGCTCGCGCTTGCGGCCTTGGTGCGAAGGCCGAAGTCCTGGGCGTCGCCGGCGGTCGCAGTGGCCGCGGCGACGATGAACCCGGCGTCGCCCGGCAGAGCCGCCGCCTCGTCGACCCCGAGCTCTTGGCGCACTTCGTAGGCGTTCGCCTCGCGAACGACGCGGTTCGTCGCGGCCTGGGGCACGCTCGACGGGTCGGTCCAGCCGGTCGGCTGTTGGCCGACGTAAGCGGTCGAGGGCATCGCGAAGACGTCCTCGACGGCCTCAATATCGACGGTGCCGTCGCTGATCGTGCCGGCGTTCACGCGCACCAGGCGCACGACGAGCTGCGAGATCCCGAGCTTCGCCCACGAGAGGCGCACGACCTGGCCGGGCAGAAGCGCGGCGCCCGCGCGGTTGCATCGGAAGCGAACCCGAGCGAGAGGCGTCGAGACGGCCTTCAGGTCGCGCATAGCGACGCGCGCCGCGAGCTCGGCGGTCGGCAAGCCGGGGTAGTTCTTCGGCTGCGTGACGACGCCGCCTTGCGCGGTGATGTTCGCCAGGTTTTGAACAGTCACGCTGCCATCCTGGCCGGTGACGACGTCCTCGAATTTGACGGTGATCTCGTTCACTGCGTCAGTGATCGCCGGCCGTTGGTAGCTGTCGAGCGAGACGATGTTCGACTCGTCGAAGAGCGGGAGCGTCTCGGCCGTGTAGTCGGCGCGCAGTGGGAAGAGCTTGAAGAGGCCGGTCGTGTAGTCCTGGGCCAATATCGCCCCGGCGTGATCCATGACGAGCTGCACAAACGACTCGATCGTCCCTTGCCGCGTCCATTTCATGCAGAGGCCGAGCCCCTCGGCGTGGAACTTGTCGGCCGCAGCGCGGAAGCTCGCGTCGTCGATCAGGCTCGACCCATACCCGAGGCCCCAATCGCCATCGGTGATGCACTGATAGACGATGTGCGCCGGGTTCATTGCCTTGGACCCGTTCGGGAGGTCGATCGCGGCCTTCGAGGGATACCAAACGCCGCCTTGCCAGCCTTCCAAGATGCGCCGCACCTTGAAGGCCCAAGGCTTGATATATGGATTGTTCGAGCTCACTTGGCCGCGGCGCCAAACGACGCCGAAGAGCCCGCGATAAGCCGGCGTGTCGGCCCCGTGGATCGCCGAGAGGTAGCTGTTCGGCGTCTGCGTGTCGCGGCCGAACATGACATCGAGCTCGCCCACGAGCCCGCCCTCTTTCTCGTCGCCGCCGAAGAGCTCGGGCGCGTTCACGATGAGGCGCTCGTTCGCCGTGCAGGGCGCCGGCGTGCCGGTCGGCGTGTAGACGTCGATCCCGAAGTCGCCGGCCGGCGTGATCGTGTAGCGCTGCCCGTCCCAGGCCGTGCGATCGCCGGCGCGGATTTCGAGCAAGGCGTCGACCGGGCCCGAGCAAATGCCCAGATGCAAGCCTACGAAGTAGCGATAGCCGGCCGTTACCTTACCCATTTTGCGCCCCGTGTTCTTCCCGCGCCTTGCGCGCTGCGGCGATCGCCATCGCGTCGCCGGTGGCCTCCATTGTCGCCGCCGGAATGCCCTCGGCGCGGAAGGCGTTCCAGTCCAAGCCGTGCCGCTCGGCGAATGCCCGCATGCCCTTGGCGCAGTAGCCGAGCGCCCGCGCGTGCGCGATCGTGACGCGCGGCCCGTCGGTCACTTCTTGCCGGCCTTCTTCACGATCGGCGTCGATCGGAGGTCGCCATACCAAACGACGTTCGAGCCCTTGATCCATGTGTCACCGAAGACGACCGGGATCGGCTTCCCTTCCTCGGCGGTCGGCGCCTGAAGGTCGGAGAGCTCGGGAGGCTTGGGGGCGGGAGGCTTCGGCGCGAGCGCGTAGGAAATGACGAACGCGGCGACGAGGATATAAATCGCGGTGAGCGGATCCATTCGAGGGCCTCAGAAGATGGGGTCGCCGCCGAAGGGGTTCTTCGTCGGGAAGAAGGGGAAGCCGCCATAGTTGACGGCGTTCGAGAACTTGTCGGCGCAGGTTTCGAGCTTGTGATCGCAACCCGGGTACAGCTTCACGGCCTGGCCCGGCAGAAGGCCGAAGCTCGACGAGCTGAAGCCCAGGCTCGCGCCGAAATGGTCGCCAATGAAGCGCCGCTCGACGATGCCGGGCTCTATGTCCCACTCAAGGAAGCCGCCCGAGAAGTGCCCGGCGGGATGCAAGGCCGCTTGAGGCACGACGGCCGAGGCGCCGCCGACGCTATCGACGACGCCGTCGATTCGGAAGACCTCGCGGTTCGCCTTGCAGGCGTTTCCGTAGAGCACATGCGGGCATTGCTTCTGGTAGATCCGACGGAGGCCGATCCGCTTCATGCTCGCATTGATCGGTTCGAGCGTGATCAGCGCGGCCGGGCCGTTGAACTCGACGGCCGAGATCCGGCCGGTCCAGAGTGTGACGACCTGGGCGTCGGTGTCCGTCATGTGGCGTTGCTGGATGATGCACGTCACGGCCAGGGTCGGCGGGCTCACGCGGAAGAGGTCGGCGACTTCGAGGTCGCGTTGTGCCGTGATCGTGATGTTCGAGCGAACGCGCTCGGGGCTCGTCTCGATTTCCGACCGGCTCAAGGTGCGCGGGAGAAACGTCCCGTCGAGGGTGACGATCTCGCGATCGGCGCTCGTGTATCGCCAGCGCTGATATTCCCGCGCGAAAGTGAAGAGCTCGACCGGCTGGCCGTCGGTGAGGCTCTGTTCTCGTGCTTCAAATGTCATGCTGATAGCCGCGGAAGGAGGTCGAGAGGTCGCAGACGTCGCCCGTCCAGTGCGCGAACTCGACCGCGTCGGATTCGAGTCGGCACAAGGTCATGAAGGAGACGACCGCGACCTCGAAGGGCTCGACTGTACGACCGAGGGCCGCATCAATGATGAGGCGCTCGTTCCCGTTGGCAAGCTGCGACGCCGAGAGGATGCGCCGGAAGTAGACCGTCCCGTCGGCGAGCTCGATCCGCACGTCGCGCCGGCCAGTGCCCGCGGCGATCTGGCGCGAGTAGCCGCAAAAGGCGACCTCGATCGCCATCGCGGCCAGGTCGATCACGGCCGCGACGCGGAGATCGCGCGCCCAGGAAGGGACCCAGACGCCGCCTTGCCGGCCCTTCAGGGCGTAGAGAAGGCCCCGCATTGCCGCCTGTTCGGCCTTGCTCGTGAGGGTGAAGCTCATACGCTGCACGGGGAGCGGGATCCCGGCCTCGTCGTCGTAGATCCGCCGGCCGGTCATGCTGTCCAGCTCGGCCAGCTTGCGCGAGAGCTCGACGTCAAGGCCTCCCGACCAATTCGGGACCCGGGTCAGCACGGGCGCCGAGCGATACAGCGTCGGGCCGACGGCCGGCGTGAAGTCGACCGGGTCGTCGAGGTTGAACGAGGTCCGAAGGCTCGCGACGTCGCCGGTGAAGCGCGAGAGGTTCACGGTCTGGGCCAGGCGTGCCGAACGCGCGGGGAAGAGGTTCGTATGCTGCGGCCATGCCGTCGACGTCGGCCGCGTGAGCGTGATCGAGTCGGATCCGACCGCGGCGATCTCGACCGTCTCGGCCGCGAACGCGCTCCCAATGAAGATCGCCAGGCCGCCGGCGACGTAGTCGCGCCCCGCAGTCTCGACGGGGACGACCGTCGAGCCGGCCGGCAGGTTGGCCGCCAGGGTCGAGCCGTCGTTCCAGACCGGCAGGGCCCAGACGCGGGCGCCCCAGCCCCAGGCGTTCGCCTCGGCCAGCCGGCGCGCGTCGCCCTCGAAGGTGGCGTCGAACTCGTAGGTCTTCCGCGGGGCCAGGCGCAGCGCGCGGCGTTGCTCTTTCGCGTTGTAGCTCTGGATGATGTTCGTCGCCCATTCCATGCGCTCGACGACGCCGTTCGTCCAGTCCGGCAGGAAGGCCCAGGCCGTGACGCGCACGCCCAAGATCTCGACCGTCGCGTCGGTCGTCGCCCAATCGAAGGCGTAGGTCGCGTCGAGGTTGGCCGGGCCCTCTGGGCTCACCTCGAAGGTGTAAACGGCCTCGCCGAGCGGTGCGAAATCGCTGGGCAGGATCGGGCCGCCGGTGAAGTTCACGCCGTCGCCGTTCGTGACGACGATCGCGTTCAATCGCTCGGCGCGTCGGAAGGCGTTCCAGACAGAGAGCGTCTTCGACTGCAGGCCGACGACGTTCCCGAAGTCGTAGCTCGTGAAGCCGTAATGAACCCGATCGAAGAAGTCGCCCGAGAACGCGCGCACCTCGTCGCCGGCGCGCGTGGCCTCGGCCACGTTCGCCCGGTTGCCCAGGAATTGCGAGGCCGAACGCTGCACGGCCGCCAGCACGCCGCCCGAGAACGGCGAGGCGAAGGCGTCGACCCCGAGCGCGAACTCGGCCGGGCCGATGATCGGTGCGAAGAAGGCGGGCATGCTTTAGCCGATGCGGTAGGCGTAGCCGTAGGCGCCCGAGTTCTCGACGCCGGCCGGGCCGTTCTTCCGCACGATCGGGAAGCACTTCCACTGATCCGCGCCGATGGTCAGCACGTCGCCCGGGGCCATGTTGTCGATCCGCACGAAGCGGAAGTCGGGCACGGAGCCGGCGAAGCTGAAGACCCCGGGCGTGCGCTCGATCATGATGATCGCCGGCGCCAGCGTGGCGCGGCCGGTGAGCGCGCTCGGGCCGACGCGCATCATGTGTTGCGCGAGGCCGAAGTTCGTATAAAGGAAGCCGCCGACGGCGCGCGTCGATCCCGAGTTGCGTATCTCGAAGTTCCGCGGCGTGATCCCGTCGCTGTCGGCGCGCACGTTGCCGCCTGGCTGGCTTCCGTTGTTGCTCTCGAACGGGATCGCGTGCCCCGCGACGATCGAGTTCGTGTAGAGCGGGTCGAAGTTCCAGTTCGTGCCGTAGCTGTAGGCGCAAGGCGTGCCGCCGCCGGCCTTGTCCAGAGCCCCGACGCCGAAATGCGCGAAGCGGCCGGGCACGACCTCGACGATCGCATGCAGGTACGCGGCGCCGGCGACGAAGTGATACGCGGTGAACGGGCCCGCGAGGCGGTCGGTCGTCGAGGTGTTGGTCTTGCCGGCCTGGGCGATGTTCGGCGTCGCGCCGACGTAGGGCCCCGGATAGGTGTACGTCTGCATGAAATTTGGCGGCGACGACGAGTTTCCCGTCGAGACGGTGTCGCTCAAGATCGCCACGAAAAGCCCGCTCTTATTCATGAGCAGCGCTTGACCAAGGCCGTCGCTTCGGGTGTTGTAGTTGTCGACCGTCCAGCCGTTCGCGAGCGCGAAAAGCCGCAGCTTGTCGAGTAGGTCGTTCACGCCCGAGGCGGTGCCGGTTTCGTATGCCATCGCTTGCCCTCAGTCAAGGCGCACGGCCGCGAAGTCTTTCGGCCCGTTGCGGAAGATGTTTTGCACGACCAAATGATCGAAGCCGCTCTCGCGGATCACTGACTCGGAGACGGTCGAGAAGCCGGTCGTCCAATAGAGCCCGTCGAACTCGCCCCAGGCGTGAACGGGCGAGTCGCACAAGAGCACGCAAGGCAGGATCGAGCGACTCGCGTCGATGTTGTCTCGGATGTAGCTCAAGCCCTCGCCGCCTTGCCCGTAGCTCCCGGGCCATACCTTGCCGGGCCGCCCTGTGTCGTAGCTCCCTTCGGTGCCGCCGCCGCCCGCGTTGTAGCGATTCGAGTGAGAGCGCCAGGTCGAGTCGGGGTAGTAAGCGCGGAGCGTCTCGGGCCCGGGGTCGGCCGGGAAGCGGTACTCGATCGAGGTCGAGTCGTAGCGGAGCGTCCCATTGGAGAAGCTCGCGCCGACGAGCATCGGGTATTGATGCACGCTCGGCGGTTCGTAGGGCAGGCCGAAGCCTACATAGGCGACCTGATAGATCGAGCCGAAGCGCGTCACGATCATGGCGCGCTGTCCGTTCACGACGAACCAATACGCGCAGGGCGAGGCGCCCAGGCACATTGCCCGCTGTCCCGAGTTGACCGGCTGCGACTCGATCGGAAGCGTCGCGTCCCAGGCGCGGAAGCCTTGGAAGACGATGTTGTATCGGTCTGCCGGCTCACTGTGCGCCGTGCTCGCGCTGCAGAGGATCGCGCGGGTGCCGTCGAGGCCTGGGGCTTGCCATGCCCATTCGGCGCGGGCGTTCACGAGAACATCCCCGGCCGTGTCGCGATACAGAAGGAGCGAGTCGATCTCGGTCGAGCTCGTCGCGCCGCTCATTCCGACGCGCCAGAACTTGTGCGCGCCCGGGTCGGTCGTCGTGTCGAACATGAAGCCTTCAGCGCTCGCCCACCCGCCCGACTTGGTGAAGGTCTGGGCGACCGTCCAAGAGCCGCCGGCCGAGTCCTTCCATTCGAGCGAGAAGGTCGTCGGCATGCGCGAGGGCGTCGCGGTCGCGCGAGCGAAGAGGCGGCGAACCTTGGTAGGCGTGACGAGCTCGAACTCGACGAACGACGTCGTCGCCGCGGCCGTCGCGGGCACGCCGTCGGCCGTGAGCAAGAAATGCCGGTTGTTCAGGTCCGACGCCCATTTGCGCGTGTCGGCGCACCCCCAGCGCGCCAGGCGTTGCCAAGGCGGCGAGGTGTTCAAGAGGAAGCGGTCGCCGGCGACGAAGGCCGTCCCGCCCGCGTTGATCGTGAACGCGACCTTCGCGCTCGTGTAGGGCGTTCCGACGGTTGCGTTCGCCAGGGCCCCAGAGACGGAGCCGACGACGGTGAAGGTCGTCGCGCTCGTGGCCGTGATCGTGAACGTCTCGGCCACAGAGCCGCCCGTCCCGAGGTAGTTCACGAGGTCGCCCGTGCCCGTGCCGGTGAAGGTCTTCCCCCAGGCGTGGCCCGTCTGAGTGAGGAAGAGGTCGAGCTTCTCGATCAAGTCGAGGTAGTCGCTCGCGGTGCCGGTTTGCGTGCTCATGGTTACTTTCCGATCGTCTGCCGAACCTGGCCGGCGTTGCGACTGATCACGTTCAAGACGACGCGCTCGCCGGCGCTCGATTGTAGAAAGCCCTCGACCATGCTCGGATCGACGACGTTCACGATCCGATAGCCGCTGCCGGCCTGTTGTTCGAGGCCGCCGTTCGCGCGGTTGCGCGGGTCGGTGCGCGAGAGAACCTCTTCGCCGGTCTGCAGGATCGCGGGCCGCTCGTCGGGCTTGAGGCCGACCATGCCGCCCGAGTGATACCGAGGGGCGCCGGCGAAGAGGATCGGGTCGACCTGGCGCCGGGTGCCACCGTCTCCGACCATGCCGCCCGTGTGCTTGACGCCCGCGCCGAAGCCGATCGCCGCAGTGACGGCCGCGCCGCCTGGGATCGCGTTCAAGAGCTGCAGCACGAGATAAGTCGCCATCGCACGAGCGGCGATCTGGGCCATGCTCCGCACGAAGCCGACGACGAAGTCCTTCAAGGCCTCGTCGGCGCTCTTGCTGCCGTCGACCAAGTCCATAAAGAGGCCTTGCAGCGCGTCGACGCCGGCGTTCACGGCCGAAGAGGCGAGATTGCGCCCCATTTCCGCGAGCGAGAGGTTCAAGGATTGGATCGCCTGATCGAGCCCGGTCGCGCTCTCGACGCCGATTTGCCCCAGCGCGTTCGCAATGTCGGCCGCGCCTTGCTTGATCGCGGGATCGTTGGTCGACGCCGCGAGCTTTTGCATTTCGGCGTTGATCGCTTGGAGCTGGGCGATCGCCGCGGTGCGCGCCGCTTGCTCTTGCGCGTTGCCGGCCTCGGGCGAGACGGCGCCGGTCGCGATCGCGATTTGCGCGGCGTCTTGCTTGCTCCGCATTTCGGCGACGACGCGGTCGAAGTTGGCGCGGATCTCGTCGAACTTCGCCTTCGCCCGGTCGGCGTTGACGAGGTTGTCGATCACGGCCAGGCCTTCGGGGTTGTCGGCGAGGCGCTTCCGAAGGTCGCGATATTGCCCCTCGACGCGGAGCAAGAACGCCTCTTCGAGCTTGCCCTCGTTCTCAAGCTGGCGGGCCTTCAGCTCGACGACTTGGTCGGCCGTCTGTTGCTTGATCGCGTTCGTCTGGGCCGCGCGGATCTGATCGAGCAGGGCGACGCCGGCCGAGTTTTGCTCGGCGACGAGGCGCTTCCGAAGGGTGCGATATTGCTCTTCGAAGCGCAGGGCGAACGCCTCTTCGAGCCGGCCTTGCTCTTCGAGGGCCTGGGCGCGGAGCTCGATAACTTGCGAGTTGACCTCGCGCTCGTTCGTGGCGCGCTCGAAGGCGATCTCTTTCTCGACGTTGGCGCGCTGCCGTTGGAGCTGGGCGATCCGGCCGTTCGCCTGGGCGATCTCTTCCGGCTCGGCCGCGGCGCCTCGCTCGATGCGCGCGGCCTGAAGCTCGGCGTCGATCGCCTTGAGCTGTAGCTCTTTCTTGCGTTCGAGATAGCGTTCGAGGCTCACTTCGCCTTGCGCGTAGAGGCGGTCGATCTCGGTGATCGAGCGCTCGACGTCGTCGCGAATGCCGTTGGCCTTCACCTGGGCGATCGCGGCGTTCGAGCGGGCGGCCTCGCGGTCGAGGCCTTGCAAGATCTTGTCGCGCGATGCCGAGATCTCTTTCGCTGCCGCTTCTTCGCCGGCCGTCGCTGCGTTCGCCAGGCCCGATGCCGTGCGGTTCGCGATCTGTTCGCGAAGGCGAATGCGCCGTTGCGCTGCCGTCTCGTATTGCTGGGCCTCGTCGGCGAGATCGCCCTGCAGCTCGACGGCGCGGTTCTTGGCGCGTTCCTTGTTCGCCTTCTCGGCCTCTTCCGCTTCCTTCTTCAAGAGCTCGGCCTTCTCGGCTTCGAGCGCCGCGATGCGGGCGCGCGTGCCGGCGCGGTTGTTCGCCAGGCTGCGCGAGCCCGACGGGCCCTGCAAGCGCTGTTGAAGCCGGTCGATCTTGTCTTGAATGTCCTTCGAGGTGTCGGGCCGGCCGATTTCGAGCAGCGCGTCGAACGCGCCGAGCGTCGCTTGCTTGGCCTTGAGCCATCCCCGCTCGATCAGCCCGAGGTTTTTCTGGATCTCGGGCGTGCGGTCTTTCAGCGTGTTCGCGTAGGCCTCGGCGACGAGCTTCGTCGCCTCTTGCGAGCGGCCTTGCTGTTGCAGCGCGCGAACCTGGGCCAGCGTCGAGCCGGTCAAAAAGTTGTATTGCTTGTTTAGCTCGCGCGCACCCTTGACCGGGTCGTCGCCGATCTTCGCGAAGTCGGCGATCGTGGCCTCGACGTCGCGGCCGGTCTTGGCCTTCAGCGTCTCGGCAACCTCGGCGACTAGCTTCACTTGATCGCCGGCAATCTTCCCGCTGCGAATGATCGCTTCGAGGGTCGCCACGACGCCCGATTGCGTGCCGCCCGTTTGCTGCGCGAGCTGTTGCGAGAACTTCGCGAGAGCAGTCCCAGAGAGCCCGACCGAGTTCCCCGTCTCCAAGAGGGCGCGGTTCAGCTTGTTCGCCTCTTCGGAGCCCTTCAGGAAGGCGAGCCCGAGCGCGCCGATCGCTGCGACCGCCAGGGTAACGGGCGTGATCATGGCGCCGATCGCAGTCCCGACGGCGCGCACGGCGGGCACGATGCCGCCGAACATATCCTTCAGTTGCCCGCCTTGCTGCAACAGCACGAGCAAGGGGTTTTGCCCGCTTGCCAGGCTCACGCCGATATCGGTCAGTTGCGGCGCGACCTGGGCGGCGACGTTCGGGCCGCCGCGTTGCGTGGCGGGCGCGCGAGGTGCGGGCGCGGGCGCGGGAGGCGCAGGGGTACGCGGGGGAGGCGTGCCCTGTTGCTTGCGTAGCTTGTCGTATTCCTCGCGGAGCTTGCGGATCTCCGCGGCCTGGGCTTTGATCGCCGCCGCTTGCTTGTCCGATGCCGCCTTCGCGGCGCGCGCCGCCTCGGCCGCCGCTTCCGCGGTCGCGTCGAGCGACGCATTCAGGCCGTCGACGCCCTTCTTCCCGGCGGAGTTGCCGAGGCCCGCGAGCTCGCGCTTCGCGTCGGCGATCGCTTTCTTGAGCTCGGCGATCTCCGCCGAGATTTTGAAATTGAGATCTCCGCTCATACCTTCACCCCGAGGCCTTTCATGTAACCGCGCCAGGCCTTCGAGTCGGCTTGCGCCATGCGGAGCGCGAACGCATCGCCGACGCGGGCCTCTTTCGCCCGGCGTTCAATCGCCCGCAGGAAGGCGGCGACGTCCCGCAGGGTGTAGCGCTTGATCTCCGAGAGGGTGTGCCCCTCAGAGATCAGGGCTTGAAGGGTGTCGGCCCATCCCCATTCGACGGCGCCTTCATTTCGGCCGCCGCCTGCAGCGCGAGAGGAAGGAGCCGATGGGCGAAAAAATCGCCGTTCACCTTCACGCAAGCGACCAAGAGACGCAGGAAGGCGACCGGATTCAAAGCCCCGACCTTCTTCCGCGCCTCGGGGAGCCCCTTCAGGTCTTCGGCCACAGCGCAGGCGACCGCGTCGACCAGGCGCTCGCCCTGATCGGCGACGAGATCCGTCAAGGCCTCGACGACGAACTCTTCCGAGCCGTTGAACGACGCGAGCGCCGTTTGTAGCTGCGGGAGCATCGGGCGGAGCGTGCGGGTCAGGAAGGGCAAGCGCTCGACCGTGATCGGCGAGACGAGGAACTCGCCGACCTGTTCGGTCGGCGTGTCCAAGACGTCGAAGTCTTCGCTCACCGATTAGGCCTCGATCTGGGCCTTGAAGTATTGGCTCACGCCCTGGCCGGTCTTGCTCGTGTCCTTCAAGAGCTTGCCGGTCACTTCGAGCGCGGCGTAGTCCTCGCCCAAGAGGCCGATGTTCGCCGCGGCGCCGATCTTGACGCGGTAGGCCTGCACGATCGTTCGCTTGCCGCTGCGGGCCTCGTTCAAGCCCTCGAAGAGCAGCTCGTACTCTTTGCCCGAGTTCACCAGGGCTTGCACGACGTCGGTCGCGGCCTTGGTGTAGCCGACCGTCCAGCTCTCGCCGGCGATCGTCGAGGCGGCGTAGACCAAAATCCCGCCGGCGCGCACTTCGTAATCGGCGTTCGCGACGACGGCGATCTTCCCGGCGCACGTCCAAACGACCGTGCCGTCGGTGACGGTGGCGCCGACCGTGGTCGGGTAGGTCGGGATCGAGCCGCCCGAGGTGCCGGCGGTCGTGGCCTTGTAGTAATAGCCGTTGCCGGTCGCGGGCACGACGTAGGCGTTCAAGGCGTAAGCGGTCGTATTGGCGCGGGTCGGAGCCGCGGCGCCGGGGGTCGCCACGGTCGGAGCGACCGAGCTCTTCGGCATGTTCGCGAACGGAGCGACGGCGCCCGGGTACACGGTCAGCGCTTCGCCGACGACCGGGGCTTCGGTGACGGCCGAGGCGGCGCCATACAGCGCGCGGGCCAGGTTCGCCGGGCTCAAGTCGTGCATGGTGATCGATGCCTCGACCGCCGAAATCCGCTTGACTTCGTTGTAGGTCCCGCCGCCCGGCTGCGTGTAGTCCTTGAGCTCTTTCGTGTCCTCGGTCACTGCGAAGCCCAGGGCCGAGCAGTTACCGACTTCGATGAAGCCGGCGGCCGAGCCGATCTCGCGAAGAGAGACTTTGCCCGAGCCAAGGTAGGAATAATCGGCCATTTTTGAAGCTCCGAGGTTTTAGGGTTGCCCCTTGAAAGTTGCCGCGCACGAGAAAGCGATCGGCAAGAAACAGTAGCCCGCATCGTATTCGGGGCCGGGCGCTTCGCCGAGCCGCAAAAATTTGCCGCCGCCCATATCGAACCCGAGCAAGGCCTCGATCGCCTTGGCCGCCAGGGCGCCGGCTTGGTCGCGGGCGTCGTTGCCCTCGCCATTGCCGCGGGCGCTCTTGGCGGCGACGACGACATACCAATCGAGGGTGAGTTGTTGCACCTGGGCGCGCGGGTCGCCGTTCTGGGGGCCGGTTCGAAAGCCGTCGTAGATCACCCAGGCGGCCGGGGCGCGTTGGCGCAGCTCGGGCACGCGCTCGATCTCGCGCATGGGCGCGACCGTGACGTCGGGGCCCAGGCGCTCGACCAGGCGGTCGAGGATTCGTTGCTCTTGCTCGTGGAACATCAGGCGACCTCTTTGCGGAAGTAGGCCCGCAGCGAGTCGACGACGCCGGCCGACCAGGCGGGAGGGAGGTCGGCGATTGTCGCGTCGCGACGAAGCGGGAGGTATGGGCGCGCGGGGACGACGACCTTCTTCGCGAAGATCAGGCCGCCGCCAGGGCCCGGGAAGACCAGGCGCGGGCCGTTCTTCGGCCGGATCGTGGCGCCGAATTGGTGAACCTTCGCGTACTTGAGGTTTGTCCCGATCGTGACGCCGCTCGCGTCGGCCTTTGCGCTGATCGAGCGTTGAAGCGCCCCCGTGTTCCGCAGTGGTTGGCCTGGCGTGCCGGCTTGGTTGGCCTCGAATTGCTTCTTCCCGGCGGCCGAGAGCCGCGGCGCGGAGGCCTTCGAGCCATTCAGCGTGCGAGGCGCCCGCCACTTGATCGCAAGCCAGGGCTTGCCCCACGGGTCGATCCCGAGCTTGAAGCACAGTTGAACGCGGCGCAGAAGCGCGGCCCCGACCGTCTCGAAGACGGGGCCCATATTCGAGGCCGCCGCCTCAAGAGCTGCAAGCCGCTTCTGCGCGAGCTTGTCGTCGACCTTGATCGTCAGCACGTCAGAAGCTCGCCAGCGTGTCAGCCGTGAAGATCCGCTCGTTCGCGTAGCCGTCGAAGACTAGGCCGGCCTCCGCAGGCGTGCCGGTCGCGTCGGGCGGGAGCGAGATCAGGCCGCGGGCAATGTCGCGGAGCTGCGCGAGCGCGTCGTCGTAGCGGCGCCGAACTTCCTCGGGCGCGCGCTCGTCCCAGAGGCGATAACGGGCGACGTCGGCGGTCAAGGCCTGCACCATCGCGGGCACGCTCACGAGCGGTAGCGTGTATTTGGCCGCGAGGAAGCCGTCGACCAGGCTCGCCGCCTCGTTCTCGATCTGGCCGAACGAGTGCCCCTCGCGCACGAGGTCGCGGAGCTCGTCGCCGAAGCGGCGCTCGAAGTCGGCCTCGGTGACGTAGCGGGTCGGGTAGGCGGCGACGGCCGGGCCGTTCCGCACGGGCAAGACGGCGTCGATCGTGAAGGCGTCGGAGCCAGAGACGGCGCGCGCCTCGAAGAAGTAGTCGACCCCGTCGAGGCCGCCGGTCACGCGCTGGCGCACGATGGCGCCCGCGATGGTCGGGCCGCCGACGAGGATCGCGCTCGGGGTCGGATCAGCGTCGCCCGCGACGCCGACCGTGATCGTCGCCGAGTCGACGAGGGCCGTCGTGTTGCTGAAGTCGAACTCGACGACGACGACGTCGCTCGGGTCTTTCTGTTGCCATCGGATCATGCGGCCCTCTTCGCGGTTCGTTGAACGGCGCCGGCCGAAGCTCGGCGCGTGGTGTCGATTGTGGCGCGGCGCGTCGTGACTTCAGCCGAGGCCGAGTAGCCCGGGGTCCCGTTGTTGGCCGGGCCATAGGCGCCGCCAGGGATCAGCGAAAGCACGACGCCCAGGGCCGCGCCTGGCGCGCTCGCGTTGGCCTCGCCGACGGCCGCGCCCGCGATGAACAAGGCCGAGGCCTCGATCACCTGGCCGGCTTGCGTGTCGTCGACCTGGCGACCGCCCGGGATCAGCGAGACGGAGGGCCCGAACGTCGCGCCCGCGGCCGTGCCAGAGATCCCGGCCGATGCCGACCCAGGCACGAGCGAGGCCGAGGGGGTCAGGGCGGCGCCGGCGGCCGTCTCGCTTCGCTGGCCGGTGGCCGTGCCCGCCACAAGGGCCAGGCTTGGGGCGAGCGTCGTCCCGTTGGCCGTGCCGCCCGAGGTGCCACTCGCGCCGCCGGTGATCAGGGTCAGCGACGGCCCCAGGGTGACGCCGGCCGCCGTGCCGTTGCGAACGCCCGAGGCGGCCCCAGGGACGAGCGAAGCGGCCGGGGTAAGGGTGACGCCGCCGGCAGTGGCCGAGCCAGCGCCAGAGGCCCCGCCAGGCACGAGCGCGGCCGAAGGCGTGAAGATCTGGCCGGCGGCCGTGCCGTTCGAGGTGCCCGAGGCCGCGCCGGCGACGATCGAGGTCGACGGCGTGAGGGTGACGCCAGAGGCGGTCGGGTTTTGCTGGCCCGTGGCCGCGCCGGTCAGGATCGACGCCGACGGGGTGAAAGTTGCGCCTGCAGCGTTGGCCGCCGACGAGCCAGAGGCCGCGCCGGCGAGCATGCTAGCGACCGGCGAGAAAGTCGTCCCGGCCGCGGTTCCGTTCACCTGGCCGGAAGCTGCGCCGGCGATCAGCGACGCCGCAGGGGTCAGCGTGACGCCCGCGGCCGTGCCGTTCACCTGGCCCGTCGCCGAGCCCGTGAGCAAGGCCGCCGACGGGGCAAATGTCGCGCCGGCCGCCGTGCCGTCGACGTTCGCGCTCGCGGCGCCAGCGATCAGCGAGGTCGAGGCGTTGAAGGTCGTCCCGTTCGCGATGGCCGCCGCCGAGATCTCGATCCAAGAGATCGAGACGGTCGCCACCTGGCCCGAGGCGGATCCGGCGACCAGGCTCGCGGCCGGGGTCAGCGTGGCGCCTGGGGCGTTGCCGTTGCTGGCCGCCGATGCCGAGCCAGGGATCAGCGACGCGCCGAATGCGATGGTCTGCCCGCTCGCGGTCGCGTTGCGCTGCCCGCTGGCCGCGCCGGTGACGACGGAGGCGCCGACCGAGAAGGTCGCGCCCGCGGCCGTGCCGTTGGAGCTTGCCCCCGCGAGGAACTCGCCGCGCAACGCATCGGCCGCGGGGCTATCGGCGAGCCATATCGGATCGCCGCCCCGCGGAGCGCGCAGAAGGTTGGCGAGTTTGATGGTCACGGCTTAAACGTGAATGATCTTGCCGCCGCCGCGAAGCGTGCCCGTGCTCGTCGTGCTGCACGTCATCAGCATCATGAGACAAGCGTCGTTCGGGATCTCGGAGTTCCCGAGCTGCGCCCAATCGAATTTCTCGGTCTTGTTCAAGAGCGGGAAGTCGGCGACGGTGCGGTTCCGCGTGGCCGTGATCCCGAAGTTCCCGGCCGTGCCGGTCGTGGCCGCCAGCGTTACGGAGTTGACGGCCTTGATGAACTTGCCGGCGGAGTTCGAGACGAGCGGGAACATGCGCGAGGCCCGCGCGGTCGCGCCGAGCGTGATCGCGGCGAGGTTGCCGGTCGTGTCGTCGTTGAAGGTGACGTTCACGGTCGCCGTCGTGCTCGTGGCGCCCGTGTCGGTGTACCACTCCAGCCACCATTGCACGTCGCTGTAATTGGCGTCGCCCAGCCGATCGGCCGCAAGGCCGGTCAGCGTGAGCGCGCCTTGCGCCGTGGTGACGGTGCCAGAGAGGCCGCCCATGTGCGCCAAGCGATCATGAATTTCGAGGCTCGTCGCCGAGTTGCCGGCCGTGCCGAAGAGCCATGCGAGATAGCTCTTCGCCGGGGCGGTTTGGTTGGCGAAGCCGAAAGCGCCGGTGAGTGCGCTCGTGCAAATGGCGGCCGTCGACGGGATGGCCCCTTGTCCTGGGACGCCAGTCGCGCGCCAGAGCGAGAAGATTTGCCCGGCGACCGCGTTCGCGATCGAGGCTTTGTCGATCACGAGTCGGCTATTGCTCGACGCCAGGGCCCAGGCGATTTCGTTCGCCGCGTTTGCTTGAGATAGCGCCATTACTGCACCTCAATTCGGAGTCGGTCGGCGAGGCCGGTCGTCGTGAAGCCGACCTCGAAGAGAGAGAAGGAAGTCGTCGGCGTGATCCAGTCCGAGCCGCCGACGTCGACGTTCGACGAGTTCAAGAGCCGCACGCGCACTTGACCGACGCCCGCCAGGTTCCGGCGTGGCCGCAGCTTGACCGCCCAGGTCCCGGCCGGGAGCGAAGGCGAGATCGCCACGGTCGCAGGGTCGGCGAGGTTCGGGCTCGTGGCGAACTCGGCATCGCTCGCGGCCGTCTCGCCGATGGCCGCCGCCACACTGGCCGCGCCCGAGAACGTCCAGCCCGCGACGGAGAGGTCGGAGCTCGGCCGGTAGATCGTCGGGCCCGCGGAGAAGGTCGCCGTGTCGCCGTTCGTGCCGACCGCGATTTGCGCGCATGGAGCCGACGAGCTCGAAAAGGCGAAGTAGCCGCACCATCCGGCCGCAGAGATCGCCGAGTCGGTCGCCGAGAGGGTCCAGCTCCCAGGCTCGCCGGCGCTATTGAGCCAAGCCTTCGCTTGGATCGACGTCCCATTGCATCGGAGCCGGATCCTGTAGAACGTATTCACGACGGCCCCGAAGCCGGTCGTAATCGCGAGCTCGGTAAAAGTGCCCGAGACGTACTTCAAGAGCCGCAGCTCGGAGCCGAAGAGGGTCGCCACATAGGCGGTTTCTGCGCTCGCGATCCCAGAGGCGCGGCCGGCCGCCCCGATGTGCGTGAGCGAGCCGGTAATCTGCGCGCTCGCCACGACGACGAGAACCTCGCAGTTTGCCCGGTTCGCGTCGGAGTTGACCGCGTCGAGGCTCACGAGGCATCGCGCCGTCGCGCTGTTCAAGTAGCGCAGGCTGCGACCGCCCAGGGAGTCGGAGGCGACCTCCCAATTCGGCGTCGGGTTGTTCCAACGGTTCGACCATCCAGTCGGGACGCCGACGGCGATTGGGTCGGATTCGAAATCGTCGACGTAGTTCGCCATGCGGGCCCCGACTGGCCGCGATCAAATCGCGTAGCTGCCGACGTTCTCGTCGAAGCTGGGTTCGAGGATGCGGCCGACCGTGCGGATCACCTCGCGGAAGCCGTCGGCGTTTTGCACAAAGTCGGTCGGGATGCCGCGAGCCGCGAAGGCCGTGAGCATCGCGTTTTTCGTGGCCGTGTGCATCCCCGAGACTTTGCCGTCGAGCGGGTAGTCGGGCAGGCAGTAGACCCCGGGGACGTCCATCGCGCCCGCCAGGTCGGCGAAGTCGGCGAAAACCATTGCCCAGGGCACGACTGGCAGACCATTGGGGCCGGTGGCGATCAGTTGGGCCGCAGTGGTGCCCGGGATCGTGGCGCGGGTGTTCTCGCCGTCGCGGAGAACGGTCGCCATGACGCCGATCTCGCCGCCAAGGTTCACGATCGGGGAAAGGAAGGCACGCTTCGCCATGCTCAAGCCCCCACTGCGGCCATGAGGTCGGCGCCAGGCGCGACGCCGTCGCCTTCCGGCGGAGCGTTGCGCTCGCCGGCGGCGATTCGCTCGTCGATCTTGGCCTTCAAGTAGGCGCGCTGTTCGCGGAGCTTGTCGATTTCGCGGCCCAGGCCTTGCGAGATCTGCACGAGCTGATCGAGGCTCAATTCGGCCACGGGGATCGAATGGGTAACGGTTTGCTCGGTCATGGTTCGGGCCTTACGGGTTCGAGACGCGCAGCGTCGAGGCGTTGAGGGTGAACGTGCCCGACGAGCTCACGACGTCGGATCCGAAGTCGTTCACTGCGACGAGCTCGTCGGCGGTTGCGGCGCCGCCTCGGCTCTTGTAATACACGGCCTTTCGAGCCGTGATCGTCGAGCTCGGCCAGGTCGTGCCGCCGAGGGAAATGTCGACGCGGTCGTTCGCGGTGTCGAGCGTGACGCCCACGGTGACGGTATTCCCGCCGGCCGTGTAGCCCGTCCCGGTGACTTCGTTCGTGACGTCGTTTCGGAAGTCGTCGGCGTCTTTTGCGGTCGCGTCGCCGGCGGCCGGGTAGGCGCTCGTGACGAGCATCACCTTAAAGGTGTCGGTGTCGAAGTCGATCGACCCGCGGGCCCACAGTTCGAGCGCGCGGTTATAGACGAAAGAAGCCATGCTTATTGCTCCGAAAGAGAAAAGGGGCGACGAGCGCCCCTTTTAAAGTTGCGCCCGTCTGGGGGCGGCGCTTTACAGCGTGATCCGGCGAACGGCCTTGGGACGGCCGCAGACCATGACGGGATGCGAGGCGATCGCGACTTGCACGGCCTTCGTGCCCATCGCATCCTTCACGAGATCAGAGCCCAGGTAGTAAGGCTGGCCCAGAGCGCCCGAGCCGACCGATTCCATCGTGTCGTTCGGGGCGAATGCCTGCATGAAGGTGTCGGGCACGCCCAAGGGGAAGGCGACGGCCTCGTTCGTGGTGATCTGCACGGCCGACGTGCCGCGGTAGCGTTCCCACATGACGTTACCGAAGGCGAAGGCCTGGCGGGTTTCGCCGCGCAGCTCGGCCGCAGCTTGCCAGCCGAGGTAAGTGTCCTTGATCGCCTTGTTCTCGATCAGTTGGGTCCAGAAGCCATCCGAACACAGCACATGAACGCCCGTGAACTCCAAGCCGTCGAGGGCCTGTTCGATCGGGACAATGATCTTCGTGAAGATCTCTTGGCGGGTCTTGGTCGTGTCGGTCGCCAGGGCGATCGCTTGCGCCGCATCGGCCGCGCCGAACTCGGTCGAGCCGGGCGACAACAGTCGGGCCATACGCAAGGCCTCGTGCGTGAGGTCCATGTTCCGGCGCAGCTTGGCGACCAGGCGGTCGCGTCGGTTCGTGACGATCTCGGTCGCATTGGATGCGCCGGCGCCGCGAGCGTTCAAGACCTCGTCGGCGTAGACCGCGCCGTCGTCGCCATAGCTGCCGGTCGTGAAGGTCACGACGCTTCGCTTTTCCAAGGTCGTCTTCGAGCGCGGGCCGCCACGAGTGATCGGCGTCAGCACGCGGCCGGCGTCGGTCGTCTCGATCTCGACGCCGAAGGTCGTCGAGGTCAGGTTCTCGGTTTGGAACAAGCCCAGCTCGCCCAGGCGGCCAGGGGTGAAGGGAGCCTTCGCCAGCGATTTGACGAGGTTCTCGCGGGTGAAGTAGTCGCGAAAAATGTCCATGATGCTCTTCCTCTTTTGCGCCTGGCGCTTAGTTGCGAACGATGATCCCGACGGCCGCCAGGTCGACGATGCCGCTCGCGATCTGCGGCGCGGTTTGGGAGCCCCAGCCGAGCAAGGCGCCCTTGACTTCAGCGTCGCGGCGAATGACGGTGGCCGACTGATCGGAGCCCGACGCGGGCACGTCGTAGGCCAGGATCGCCAAGGCGGTGCCGACGCCGGCGGGGGTGTTGGCGTCGTCGTAGGCTTGGAACTTGCCCGAGGCCGTGATCATGCCCAGCACGCGGCCGGCGGTCATGGCGCCGGCGCCGGCGACGATGGTCACAGTCTCGCGCGAGAGCTGGCCGTTCGCCTCGCTCATCAGAAACTCAAGCGGGCGGGCGGGTTCGGTGTAAACAGCCATTTTGGGGCCTCCTTCTGGATCTTGGGGCTCAGGCCTTCACGCCCGAGACTTGGTTGTTGATCTGGGCTTGCAGGTCGGCGAGCGTGGGCTCGGCCGAGCCGTTGTCGCCGGCGCGCTCGTTGTAGTCGACGACCTTCGGGGCCGCTTCGAGCTGCAGCATGTAGGCCTCGCGCTGCGAAACCTTGCGGGCGTCGTCGCCTTCGCCGAAGTCGATCACGGCCTCGCCCTCGCTCAAGCTGGCGGCGAAGTCGATCGCGGCCTTGCGCTGGGCGGGCAACAGACGACCGGCGGCGATCGCGGCGTCGACGCGGGCCTCGATCTTGGCGCGCGCCTGGGCGGCCTCGGCCTGGGCGACGGCGGCCTCGCGGGCGGCGAGGTTCGACTCGCGCTCGGCGAAGTCGGCCGGCTTTTGGTTGGCCTTCAGCGCGTCGCGCTCGGCGGTCAGCGAGGCGACTTGCGCCTTCAGTTCTTCGATCGTCATGAGATCACCTTCGGAGAAAGCCGGCATTGCGGCCGGCGGTTCGCTGCGATCCTCGTCCCCCGCGGCCTTGGCCGCGTTCTCCAAGTCGCTGATCAAGTAGTTCGGGATCACCTTGTCGGCGGCGTCGGCGCCCTTTTCGCCGATCAGCCACTCGCGGAAGCCGCGAGCGATCGAAGCCATCGTCGAGAAGCCCCAGCGACCCGACTCCGAGAACTCGACGACGCCTTCGGCCTCGGAGAACTCGACGGGCTTCAAGCCCTTGAGGGCCGGGGGTTGCGCGCCCAGAAAGCCGACGTGCCGCAGGTACAGCGAGCCGGGCTTCGGGTTGGCGGGCGAGTCGGGCAGATACCAAGAGGCCGAGCGCTTCTTAAACCGGCCGGCTTGCACCAGCTCGGCGAAGTCGGCGTCGACTTGGTCCGGGATCGCGACGATCTCGCCGGTCTTCTCGTCGAAGTCCAGACTCTTGACCCAGCCATAGGCCGGGCCGTTGTCCTTGGGATGGCCGACGACGATCGGCGCCTCGTGCAAGGCGGGATCGTAGGCGAGCACGGCCTCGCGGAGCATGCTCTCGGAAAAGTCGAGAGCCGCGCCGCTCGTGGGCGTGTGCTTGCCTGGCCGGAAGATCGGGATCCGCTTCATGGTCGCGAATGTAGGGGCGGCGTTTTTGGCGGTTAAGCCGCAAAAACTAGCCGGGTTAGGGTTTGTCCCTATGG